AGGAATATGTGCAAGGATTCGTTGGCTTGATGTAAATCGGGCAGTTTTTCAACTACAACTTCTTTGGTTCTTGCATCTATGATGTGCCAATGTGTGTACATATTATATATGTCCTATCCAATGGGTACAATCATCGCAAGGATCATCAATATTACTATCCATAGTAGAATATTTAAGTCTCTTTGGTATGTGATAAATATATTCATATAAAGATTACAGGAATATGCTATGCTAGTACACCAAATTATTGCTGAACAAACGATAAATTTTAGATCTGTTGATATTTTAAAACAAATACCTGATGGGACGACTGTAGAACGTCCTGCAAGGAACTTGTCGGGCCGCCCTACAACTATTACACTAACCAAAAATGGAAATGTTTGGGAGCCTAATGCATCAGGCACTATTACAGGTGACGGGCAAGCAAAAATCAAAGTAGTAAAAGGCAGAGCAGTAAGCGGCAAACTTTCAGGTACGCTTACACAACAGGCATTTTCTAAACTAGGTATTACTCCGCAAGTTAAACTTAGTATTCCCAAAGGTGATCCTCACAATATCAAACCTGAAACACCATATAAAAGAGGTCGTGTTACATGGCTTCAATATGACGCAGAAGGTAACGCTACAAGAAAAACCGGATCATTAGATCAGTTTGATGCAGAATACAAAAGAAGAGCTAAACTAAATGTATCAGTAGGTAAACAATATGCATCAGAAACTTATAATTTGAAGCAGCAGACGCTAAGAAGATCAAAATGGTTCCGCACATCATACATGGGGCTTGCGTGGCTAGCGGCTGGATACACAGCATATGACATGTTTGGAACATACTGGAACAACACGGGTGATAAAAAAGCTAGATTGATGTACATGGTTAACGATGGATATATGGACCAGCAAGACTTTAAAATTGTGTATCAACAATACAAAAAAGAACAACTGGCAATATTGTTTTCTGGTGTTGAATCAGTAGGTGTTAGTTTGTTAGTTGGTGCTATTGTTGCAAGAGTGGGTACAGCAAGAGCATTGAGCGTTGCAGCACAAATTGGTAGAGCAGGCGGAAAACTACCAAGATTTAGTTTGCCTACACTGATTGGCTGGGGCATTGGAGTGGCAGCTACTGTTGGTGCAGAATACTTGTTAGGCAAAATGGAAAGAGACACGTTCTATCAAATGTTTATAGACTGGGCAAAAGGGGACGACGAAGCTGTAGGAGATCAATTTGATCAAAGCAACTTACCTGCGGACTTACCACAGCATAAACCATTAAGCCAAGAAGACATGCAAGAACTAGCTGATAGTTTGAAAGAAAAAGTAAAAAACAAGGAAATTGACGAGCCAGGAGTTAGTGATCCTAAAGATGTTGACCGTGTAATGAAAAATTTTAGAAACCTGAATTAAACCAGCGGCAATCCAGATTTTTTAGTGCTTTCGATATTGTCTTTGATGATATTTTGAAGAATTTCTCTATCCTCTGCACTGTAGGACCAAAATAGATCGTTTGCAGTTACACCCCCACGCATGTACCAACTTATCCTATAAACTTCGTCTTTGATTTGTTTGGCTTCGAGATCGATTCTTTCAACTTCCTTCATTATGTCAGAATCGTTGAGTGGTATTAGCTTTTGACGAAAAAATTTGAAGCGTCCAAATCCATTGCTACATTATTTTCATGTTCGCATTCAGCACATTTAATTTTTTGATCTTGGATTTTCCACTCGTTTCTTTGTTCTTCTAGATGATTTTTTATTTTGTCAAAGAATCCAACTTCACTGTTGTTAATCCAGTCATTGATTTGCTGGGGATTGTTTACAACTGTGTCATCTGCTTCAACGGCAAGTATTTGTTTTTTAAATGATTCGCTTTGAGAAACACCTAACTTTTTATAAAATTCGTCTAGTCGCTGTGTTCTAACTTTTTCTTCAAGATCACCTATAGTTTTTTGTAACATTCTGCGTAGTTCATAAGTTTGTAATTGTAAATCAACAAATTCTTTATAGCTGTAAGGACGTAATTTTACAGTCAGCGGATCGCAATATACATGATTTGAATAAGTCAAGCCAGCAAAGTATTCTAAAGCGCGAGATAAATCAAAATCGCTTTCATTGTCTGTGTTACATTTAGTACATTTGAATTTTGTTTGTAGTTTTTGACCATATGTAGCAATTCTAATTGCAATAAGCACACTGTCAATATCTAATTGTGGCATTTGCCAAGGATCTTTTATAGCTGGTATACAACTTTTAACTACAGAAACCACACTTTCCCCACTAAAAAGTGCATCAGGAGTTTTGAACATAATTTCATCCATGGCTGTCATACCGTATACAGGAATGTTTGTAGGATCACCTTCCAACATACCTTCAGGATACCATTCTCCTTTACTAGGTAAAGAAAGGTAAACTTTAGGTTGTCTATAATACTTCGTTAATGGATTTTGTTGTTCCATGTTTTACTCCGATAAATACTTTATATTATATTTATATGGCAAGAATTTAGGATCTAACAAAATATGGCTACAATCAAAATAACTGGTGATCAAGTTGAAATTGACAACATAGCAACGGAATCTACGCTTTCTGCTCTAGCAGAAAAAATGGGCGCCGTTAATGTTGCATCTACCAATATTAGCGATAATTTGCAAAGGACTGCTGAATCTGCAGATAAATCTAGTGGAATATTTGGTATATTATCCAGCACAGCCGCCGGAACAGTCAAATCCATTGGTGGTTTTGGTGCTAGTGTATATGATGGAACAGCACGTATAAGCACAGCTACAGGCCTACTAGCTAAGAATTTTGGACAAATAGGCAAAATAGGGATGGGTCCTGTAGATGCTATAGTGCAAGCAGGCGAAGGTTATGTGAATACTTTCAGAAGTATGAGCGAATCTGGAGCAGCATTTGGTGGAAATATTTTAGAATTAAAAAATAGTGCGGCAAACACACGTATGACTCTCGACGCATTTGCCAATGTTGTAACTAGTAATTCACAAGGATTTGCAGCTCTTGGTGGTAATGTTAGTGCTGGTGCAAGATCTTTTACAAGATTTAGTGAAGCGTTTTTTGAGTCAAGTGAAGGTTATGCTGATCAATTAATGATGATGGGTATGAGCACCGAAGGCATCAATGAAATGCTGGCCAAACAAATGACCATTAATAGACGTGCTAATCTAACTGATGAACGACAAAGAAATCTTTTGTTACAATCTACTATGTCATTAGCGGGTGAAATGGATGCTATGGCAAAACTTACCGGTAAACAAAAAGATCAAATACAAGCAGAAATTGATGCTAGTATGCGTAAAGGACAAGTTGAAGCTAAATTCCGTTTAATCGAAATGGAACAAGGTAAAGAAGCGGCAATGGCTGCAAGACAACAGTATCAACAAGCAATGATGACTGCAAGCATGGCAGGTCCAGATGCTATTGCAGCAGTTGAAGAAACATTTGCTCTAGGTCAAGTAAAAAGTGAAGCAGCAAGAAAAGGAATTGTTGCACTTGGACCTGCAGCTGATAAAGTACAAGGTGCATTTAGAGCTATTGCAGACGCACCCCTTAGCAACAATATCGATACTATGGTTAACAACATGGGTGGAGCAATAGTTGAAAGAATAAACAGTAAAGAGTTTTTACAAACAGCAGTTTTAGCAGACGCTAACCAATTTGGTCAAGCCGCAGCAACCATGTTAGAAAGCGGTGGTGATTTACAAACAGCAGTGCAAAGATACAGAGATGCTGGCAAGACTTTTTCAGAAGCACTTGAACTTGCAAAAGAAGATGCTAAAAAAGAAGCAAAAGGTCAAGGAGCAGGTGCAGAAATTACAAGAACAATTAATTCAGCAGAGCTTGCAATAGGACAGCTTGGATCAGATATAAATGATAAGTTACTTGGTCCTGAAGGACCAATTGCTCAATTAGGAGAAGGGTTTAGGGCATTGGCTGATCAAATGGGTCCTGCAGGTAGAATGAAAATGTCAGGATCTGTTGATGAGTTGACTAATACATTATCAAAATCAATGGGACTTACAAGTGGCGCAAGTGACGCAAACGACGCACAAAAACAATCAATACAAAATGTAGCCAAGAGCATACAAAACATGTATGATGATGCAAACACTACTGAAGAACAAAAAAGAGAACTTGCAGAGCTAACAGGTGTGATTGCTACACTCAAAACACAAATTCCACAGGTTGGCGAAATAATAGAAGCAGAAATTCTTGTTGCAGGCGGATTAAAAAAGTATATAGATGATCAATTTGTTGGCGGCGAAGATTTGATGCGTAAATTACAAAATCAACCTGATATAGACGTAGGTGATTTACCAGATGCAATAAAAGATATGAAATTTGTTGCAGATGCTGTTACAAGTGGTAAAGCACCAGGCAATGTAGGAAATACTGATTTATCTGCAAGAGATATTATTGCTAACACACTTAGAGTAGATAATTTTGATATAACACCGTTCGAAAAAGGATCTGCAGAAGTTCTTGGAGGACAAGGAGTACTTCCTAGCAACATGATGGCTATGTTGCACAAAGGAGAAAGGGTCCTTAATGCATCAGAAACCAATGCTTACAATGCATTAGAGTCAAAAGCAAACACTTTTGCCGAACAAGCAAGTGCATTTCAGGGAGGAATGTCCAATTCTGGTGGTACTGTTGCAGAAAAACTTGACAACCTGAACCAAACTATGTTACAATTAGTTAATATAAATATGCAAGTAAATGATACAGCAAGGCGACAACTCAAAGGAATAAAGGGTATGTCAGGCAATGTTATGACAGGATTTAACGTATAATGAGTTGGAAAAAATATTTTACCCCGGTACCAACAGGTGATAACACATCAGGAAGTTATTCACCTATAAGTGGTGCTAGTGCGGCGTCTAGACCAGGCCCTGCAAGATCAAACTATTCAAGTTTTCTACCAGATGTGTATGTAGGAACACCTAATCGTGTTGAACGTTACGGTCAATACAACACAATGGATTTGGATTCAGAAGTAAATGCTGCTCTTGATATTCTTGCAGAATTTTGTACACAGAAAAACAAAAAGAATGACACACACTTCGATTTCAAATTTTATAAAGATGCTACAAATTCAGAAGTACAGATTCTATCACAATACCTAAAACAATGGTATAAACTAAACAACTTTGAAAACAGGATGTTTAGAGTATTTCGAAATGTTTTCAAATATGGCGATGGATTTTTCTTAAGAGATCCTGAAACAAAAAAACTTTATCACGTAGACCCTGCTAAAGTAAACAGAATTATCGTAAACGAATCAGAAGGCAAAACACCAGAGCAATACATTGTAAAAGATGTACAACTAAATTTTAAAGATCTAGTTGCAACAAAACCTCATCAAACCAACGGTAACATCACAGGCGGCGGCAGTGGATATTATCAAGGTGGTGTTCGTGGTATGGTTGGTAACTATCCAAATCAACCAGGATCAAGATTTACAATTGAAGATGGTGAAGTTGCAGTTAATGCAGAACATATGTTCCATTTAAGTTTGTCAGAAGGACTAGACAACAATTATCCATTTGGTAACTCATTATTAGAAACTATTTTCAAAGTTTACAAACAGAAAGAACTGCTTGAGGACGCAATTATAATCTATCGTGTGCAAAGAGCACCAGAACGCAGAGTCTTCTATGTTGATGTAGGTAACATGCCTAGCCACCTTGCTATGCAATTCGTAGAACGTGTAAAAACAGAAATACATCAAAGACGTATTCCTTCGAAAACAGGCGGTGGCACTAATGTAATTGACAGTGCATACAATCCACTATCAACTAATGAAGATTACTTTTTCCCACAAACAGCAGAAGGTAGAGGATCTAAAGTAGAAACACTACCAGGCGGTACTAACTTAGGCGAAATAGACGACTTAAGATACTTTACCAATAAGCTAGTGCGCGGTCTGAGGATTCCAAGTTCATATTTACCAACAGGTGCTGACGACAGTCAAGCAAGTTACAATGACGGTAGAGTAGGTACAGCATTTATTCAAGAATTAAGATTCAACACATACTGCGAAAGATTGCAAAATCTACTTGTAGAAGAATTTGATCAAGAATTTAAACGTTTCTTATTAGAAAAAGGTGTAAACATTGACACAGCAATGTTTGATATTAAATTTCAACCACCACAAAATTTTGCAGCATACAGACAAACTGAACTTGACAACCAACGTATAAGTTCATTTGCACAAGTACAAGCAATTCCATTTATTTCAAATCGTTTTGCACTAAAACGTTTCTTAGGATTCAGTGCAGAAGACCTTGCCGAAAATGAACGTATGTGGCGAGAAGAAAATGACGAAACACTTACACCTCCAACTAGTGATGCGGCAGGAGAAATGAGAAGTGTTGGTATTTCAAGTGCAGGAATATCTGCAGATATTGATGGTGCAGAAGACCAAGCAGGAATCGATACTGGAGGTGAAGACGGTGGAGAAGGTGATCCACCAGAATCGGCAGCAGGCGATGCCGCCGCAGCAGAAGCACCCGCAGGCGATCAGGAAACAGAGGTATAAATAATAACATGATACTGAGAGAACTTTTTTACTACGACAAAGAAACTATTGAACCTGTTGAAGACAATAGGTATGAACCTCAGTATGACGATTCAATAGTAGATTTAGACGATACACGCAAAACAAGATTAACACTTCGTCAAATTAATCGCGCTCGTAAAGCAAGCGAATTACATACAGAAGAAAAAGCAAAAGAGATGGATTTTGTTCGCCAAATGTATGGTATAGCAGGACAGGCAGCAGCGGCGGGAGTCTAACCGTTGGCTAAAATAGATAAAAGTCAATATACAAAACAACAATGGAGAGTCGTTAAAGAAGAACGACGTAGACAAAAAGAATTAGCCAGACAGCCTAAGTTGTCTCAATTTGATGCTGTTCCACAATCACCTATAAAAAAACAAAACAATCAGCTGGCATTTGTATTGGGCAACGGTACAAGCAGAAAATCTGTTGATGTAGAAAAAATTTCTAAAATAGGTAAAATATATGGGTGTAATGCTCTTTACAGAACATTTGCACCTGACTATCTGGTAGCTGTTGATGTTAAAATGATACTAGAAATTACCAAAACAGGTTACCAAAAAAAGCACACAGTATGGTCAAATCCTAACAAAGCCTACGGCGGAATCCCTAATTTAAACTTATTTCAACCTAGCAAAGGATGGAGTAGTGGTCCTACTGCTCTTTGGCTTGCCGCACAACATAGTTATGAAAAAATATACATATTAGGTTTTGATTACAAAGGAATAGAAAACAAGTTTAATAATATGTATGCTGACACAGCAAATTATAAAAAAAGTCAAGATAGTGCAACTTTTTTTGGCAATTGGCTTAGACAAACAAAAAATGTTATACAAGAAAATCCAAATATACAGTTTATAAGAGTTATAACAGCTGATAACTATCAGCCAGAGGAACTAAATAAATTTAGCAACTTTACAACTATATTGTTGGAAGATTTCAAGAAAATCTACCAACTTTCCTGATAAATAGTCAAAATGGCTCGTTTTGAGCCTATTTCTACGCATATTTCTCCCATATTAGTAAATACTACGACAGCCTTACCATAGGTAAACATTTATAGGAGAAAACAATGGCAGATAAAGCTAAATTTGAAGAGATGCTAGAGCATCTTGTAAATAATGACCGCGCAAAAGCGGAAGAATTATTCCACGAAATAGTAGTAGAAAAGTCAAGAGACATCTACGAAAATCTACTTGCTGACGATGTAGAAGACAAAGAAGTCGACGAAGTACACAAGAAGAAAATGAAAAAAGATGACGAAGACGTTGAAGAAGCATCAAAAGATGAAGACAAAGACGTTGAAGAAGCATCTAAAGATGACGAAGACGAAAAAACAAATGAAGATTTTGATCTAGATGAGTTTGAAGTTGAGCCTAAAGAAGGCGGCATGGACATGGACGCAATGATGGGCGGTGACGCTGATGATGAAATGAAAATGGACATGGACGGCGACATGGACGGCGACATGGATATGGACAACGGAGAAGATGATGATGCACCAGCAACACAAGGTGATATCAAAGATCTAGAAGCTGAATTAGAAGACCTTAAAGCAGAGTTTGAAGACCTAATGCAAGACAAAGAAGGTGGAGACGACGAAGGCGAAGAAGGTGAAATGGATATGGACGCAGACGATGAAGGTGAAGAAGCACCTGAAGAAGAGTCTGTAGCATACGAAGGTTCAGACGAAGAAGTAGACGAAGCAGATGACGAAGACACTGAAGAAGCTACTGAACTGTCTGCAGCAGAGCAGATGCGTGAATATGTTGAAAAAGTAACACCAAAAATGGGTGACAATGGTGCAAACACCAAGTCAATCGTAGCTGGTAAAAACGACATGGGCGGCACTGCTTCTAACTTGGCACAAGGCGGAGACGAAAAAGGAATGAAAGCATCTGCACCTAAAGAAGAAAATGCAGGTAATGTAAACGTTCCGGGTGGTAAAGCATCTAAGTCAATGTCAAACATGCCAAAAGGCCACGGCGCTGAGAAGAAAAGCCAAGGCGATGCGGCTCCCGATAAAAAATCGACAATCGGTAGCTAAGGACTAAATGATGGGCAACTACTTAAGAGAGCACCTGACATTCGACCAAGCACAGATGGTGGTTGAGAATGCCAATGAGGGTAAAGACCTTTTTATGAAGGGTATTTGCATACAAGGTGGTGTGCGTAATGCAAACCAGCGTGTATATCCTGTAAATGAAATTGGCAGGGCTGTCAAAACTCTCAATGATCAGGTAAGCGGAGGATACAGTGTTCTTGGTGAAGTTGATCATCCTGAAGGTCTTAATATTAACCTGGACAGGGTCAGTCACATGATTACCGAAATGTGGATGGATGGTCCAAATGGTTATGGAAAAATGAAAATTTTACCAACACCGATGGGACAACTAGTTAAAACAATGCTGGAAAGCGGAGTTAAACTAGGTGTCTCGTCAAGAGGTTCTGGTAACGTTAAAGAAGATGGTAGCGGCGAAGTCAGTGATTTTGAAATCATAACTGTTGACGTTGTTGCACAACCAAGTGCTCCGGGGGCGTATCCAACGCCAATCTACGAGCATTTGATGAATGCCAGAGGTGGCTATAAGGCTTACGAACTTGCACAGGCAACAAAAGAAGACACAAAGGCACAAAAGTATCTAAGGGAATCGTTGGTGAATATCATCAACCGACTCCAATAAAAGGAGAAAAGTAATGTTGGATGCACTAAAAACACTCTTTGAAAATGATGTAGTTTCTGAAGAAGTGCGCCACGAAATTGAAGAGGCTTGGAACAAGAAAGTCAAAGAAAACCGTCAACAGGTAACTGCTGAACTTCGTGAAGAGTTCGCTCAAAAGTATGAACATGACAAAAACACTATGGTAGAGGCTATTGACTCTATGGTAGGAGAACGTCTTGCTTCAGAAATAGCGGAATTTGCCGAAGATCGTAAGCAACTAGCAGAAGCGAAAGCAAAATATGCTATAGCAATGCGTGAAAACGCAGGACTATTAAAAACTTTTGTAGTAAATCAACTTTCAAAAGAAGTTGGTGAGTTACATGAAGACCAGAAATCAATGGCTGACAAGTTCAAAATGCTTGAAGATTTCATCGTGGAATCACTTGCAAAAGAAATTGCAGAGTTCAACGAAGACAAAAAAGACCTTGCTGAAACGAAAGTAAGATTAATTCGTGAAGGTAAGGAACACTTCAACAAACTTAAAACACAATTTGTTGAAAAGAGTGCTGAAAAAGTGTCTAAAATTACTGACAAAGTTCTTAACAGAGAAATTGGTCAGCTTAAAGAAGACATTGAAGCAGCACGTAAAAATGACTTTGGACGTAAATTGTTTGAAGCATTTGCATCTGAGTATGCTGGATCTTATCTCAATGAAAAATCAGAAACTTCGAAGTTACTGAAAGTTGTTGAGCTAAAAGACAAGCAATTAGCAGAAGCAAAAGTTAAAACAATCGAAACATCTAAATTGGTTGAAAGCAAAGAAGCTGAAATCAAGAAGATTAACGAAGCGTCACAAAGAAAACAAAGAATTGATGACTTGATTGCACCTTTATCAAAAGGCCAAAAAGACATCATGATAGATTTACTGGAAAGCGTTCAAACACCTAAGTTGCAATCGGCGTTTGATAAGTACCTACCGGCAGTAATAGACGGTAAAACTCCAGCTAAGAAGGCACAACTCACAGAAGGCAAAGAAGTAACAGGCAATAGAGAAGAAACTAACGTTAGTGACAAAGCAAGTAGCAACGTAATTGATTTACGTAGACTTGCTGGATTAAATTAAGGAGAAACCAAATGTCAGAACTATTAGAAAGTCGCTGGCAGGATACAAAAACTGCACTTCTTGAAGGCCTTCAAGGCACAAAGAAACAGGTGATGGCAACCACTCTAGAAAATACGAGATCGTATTTGGCAGAGACTGCTACAGCTGGTGCAACTTCTGCCGGTAATGTTGCAACTCTTAACAGAGTTATTTTACCCGTCATCAGACGTGTAATGCCAACAGTGATTGCAAATGAACTAGTTGGTGTTCAGCCTATGACTGGACCAGTGGGCCAAATCCACACATTGAGAGTACGCTACTCAGACACAGTAGGCACAGGCGCAAGCGGTGCTGTAGCTGGAGAAGAAGCACTTTCACCATTTAAGATTGCTGAAGCATATTCAGGTAACGCTACATCAGGTAAAGCTGATGCTACTGCTGCACTTGAAGGTAGTGCTGGAAACAGACTATCAATTCAGATCTTAAAGCAAACAGTAGAAGCAAAAACCAGAAAGCTATCAGCTCGCTGGACTTTTGAATCTGCTCAGGACGCTCAGTCACAGCACGGTATCGACGTTGAAGCAGAAATTATGGCTGCTTTAGCACAAGAAATTACTGCTGAAATCGACCAAGAAGTTCTAGGATCTTTATCAACTCTAGCAGGAACAGGAACTGATACTTTTGATCAGGCTGCTGTTTCAGGTACAGCTACTTTTGTTGGTGACGAACATGCTGCATTAGCAGTTCTAATCAACAGAGCGGCAAACAGAATTGCACAGAGAACAAGAAGAGGCGCAGGTAACTGGGCTGTTGTATCTCCTGCAATTTTAACTGTACTACAATCAGCTACAACTTCAGCGTTTGCAAGAACAACTGAAGGTGCGTTTGAAGCTCCAACTAATACTAAAATGGTTGGAACACTAAACAACGCAATGAAGATCTACGTCAACACATATGCTGCTGACGACGATGTTCTAGTTGGTTACAAAGGTTCAAGTGAATCAGACGCTGCAGCGTTTTACTGCCCATACATTCCATTAATGAGCAGTGGCGTTGTTCTAGACCCAACATCTTTCGAACCAGTTGTGAGTTTCATGACTCGTTACGGATATGTTGAGTTATCGAACACAGCTTCATCGCTTGGTAATGCTGCTGACTACTTAGAAAAAGTAGAAGTAACAGCTGCAAACCTAAGCTTCAGCTAAGATTAGCAATTATAAAAACTTTAAAAGGGCGGCTTTATGTCGCCCTTTTTTAATGACTTTTTTATCTATTATATTAACATTGATAAATACATGTGTCAGATAGTGTGCCGCAAGGCGGACTTATGCAGAAAACCAACTGCGTAGCGGATAGAACCCGCATCAGGCTCTTATAAAGGAGAAAACAAATGGGAAGACCTATAAACAAAGACAAAATCGGATTTGGTACAGGCCGAATCAAAGTAACCCGTCATTTTTTTACTGGCGGTTCAGAAGCGACTACAGCTGCTCACATTGTTCGTCAAGCAGGCAATAACAAATTTGTTGTAAGACTAGATTCTAACAATGACGGTGGCGGAGCTTTTTCACCAAGAACTCATGCAAGTGATGAAGTGTTAACACTAGTTAACAAAGCAAACGGTGCTTTGGCTGCAGGTGAATTTAAAATTGATGCTGTTGGTTCAGACTCAACCACTTATCAAGTTACAAAACTACGCAACAGAACTGTTCAACTAGAAGGCGGAGCAACTGAAGATAATGTCATTTACGAGATTGGTTTCGATGCAAGTGCTAGAGAAATAGCAGGACATCCTAATGCATCACTAAGTGTTGCACTACCGAGGCAGTCTTAAAAATATTAAATGTAGGAGTGTAATGCTCCTACATTAATTAGGAATTTATAAATGTCAAAAGTACTAAAAGTTGAAAACGGAAATTACAAAGTTACTGTACAAAGCGGTGGTACCATTACACTTGATACAGGTGTAGAGACCGGTACTACTATAGTCACTGGCGATTTAGAAGTAAAAGGCACAACAACTACTGTAAAATCTGTAAACACAACTATTTCAGATAACATTCTTACTTTAAATGAAGGAGAACTAGGATCAGGAATAAGTGCAAGCAACAATTACAAAGCCGGTATTGAAATTGACAGAGGTTCTTTGGCTGTAGGTAGATGGATTTGGGACGACCAAATAAATTATACTATGGGTGGTGACTCAGGATCTGGAGTTTGGACTAGTATTACTGGAACAGGCACAGATTTTACTCCTATAAAAATACCTGGAGTAGTTGGAACAGGAACAAACTTTTTCTTTGATATAGGAAGTGGTGTTCTCAGTGTAACTGGTACAAGTGATTATGAAGAACAGATATTTCAATATGCAGGTGGTGTAATTACTGGCGGTGCTATAGATGACGACAATATACCTAATGCAAAAGCAGTTGTTGATTATATTGCATTCAGTTTAGGTAGTGTTTTCCAAGACAGGATTGAAGAAGGAACTACTACAAAGACATTTGTTGAAGCTAAAGATTTTGAAGTTACTGGATCTGCTAGTGCTGTAGAAATTGGAATAGACAATGTTATTAAATTAAGCGTAAAAAATGATACGATTGAAATAGGTGATATACAAATAGACGGCACTACAATTCGTCCTATAAATAGTTCTAATAATTTGTTCTTAGAAGGTACAGGCGCAGGAGAAATTGTAGCAAGAGATTTGTTTAGTATAGAAAATACAATTAGTACACCTACATCAGCACCAGATAGATTAAAATTATATGTTAATACCGAAGATACTGGCGGAACAGGACTATTTTTTGTAAATAGTACTAACACAAATGATGAATTAATAAGTAATAACAGATCGCTATTATATAGCATGTTATTTTAAGGAAAGAAAATGGCAATAGTAAACGCACAACTAACAACAACACAATTAGACATAGTAACTGTACCGGCTAGTGAAAGATATGCTATTACAAATATAATGGTTTGCAATCAAAATGCATCAAATGATGCAAGTTTTGATTTACACTTTATTCCTAGTGGAAATCCATTAGACAACTCTGTAACAAGAGTTATAAATGGACTTACTTTACCAGCAGGCGAAACATTTACGTTTGACAGTGAAAAAATTGTGTTGGGCGGAGGTGATAAATTATCCTTCGTAGCATCTCCTGATGCAGGCAGCGGCAACACAAACTTATCAGCTACAGTAAGTTACTTGGAGGTATAATGCGCCTTATCAAAGCACAAAATACCAACTTACGTAACATCACAGGCAAAGGTGTTAAGTATGATGTCAATGACCAAGTCATTATTGACACTACAAATGTAATGTTAGTAGCTAAAGGCACAACAGCTCAACGACCTACTACACCTGTTAATGGACATATTAGATACAACACAGACGATGAACAATTTGAAGCATACCAAAACGGTGCTTGGAGAGAATTGCGATTCAAAGAACCTAATCAAGATCCAGGTATAATTCAACAAAATCTTGGTAACGGTGATGCTAGTGAACTATATTTTGGACCATTAGATAGCCAAGATGTAGATTTTCCTGTTCCAGTAGCTGCACAAAATATTTTAGTATTTGTAGAAAACGTTTTTCAAATTTCAGGAACTAACTATGTATTAGAACAAAATCCTGGTACAACATTGACTATAACAAGCATTATAAGTGTTGGAACTACAACAACTATACAGACAGATGGATCTCATGGACTTACAGGAGGTGACTCAGTCTATATAGAAGGTGTCGAAACTGATCCTGATGATAACATAGAATTCTTAAACACAGATGATTCTACTAGTCCAGGAGTTCATGGTGTTATAAGTGCACCAGCAGCTAATCAATTAGAATTAGCAGTAGATACTTCAACAGGTGTTCCAGCAAACTATACAGCAAATTCTGGACGTATAATTACATATCTACCTGGATGGTATGTAAAATTTACATCAGCACCAGATCTTGGCAAACCAATTACAGTACTACACAACTTCGACAAATAAAGCAATAAATACTGTGTCAGGAGATAAAAATTGGCACAAGTAGGTAGAATATCCGGTCCACTATTAACAGCAAACCTTGAAAGAAATGGTATAGATCTTGCGTTTCGTAATGATCTTGACACCACGCAACTATTGTATATTGATGTCAATACAGGAAAGATAGGCATCAATAGAAACGCACCATTAACAGAGCTTAATATTACAGATAATGGTCGCACAACAAACTTACTAAACACTACAGCTAATATTGCCAATTTCTCTATATCTAATAACCATATAGATATTAGCACAGGAGATATTACTTTTTCTTCTAATAGTGTGATAAATGTATCAACACTGCGTAATACTGAAATGCAGATAAATGATAATAAAATATCTACGTATAACACAAATTCTAATCTTGATTTACGTCCTTGGAGAGATTATCAACTAGTTAACGGTGATCCGTATACGACAGAATTGCTTGCCGGACTTACAGCGGCGTCATCAGGTGGATCTCACACTTACAAAGCATTTTGGGAAGTAGTTTTACCAAGCGGATTTCAAAGAGGAGATATAAACGAAAGTGGTGGTATTGACATTGACGATGTTATGGCGTTCCTTAGTGTAGCTAGAGGAATTACTACATCAGGCAGTACATACGACCGCAGTGTAGCAGCAATTGAAGCAAGTTTACCTACATTAGAAAGTTTAGCAAATGTAAATGTCTATGGTAATGTTCATGCTACTGGCAATATCACTGCTAATGGTAGTTTGACTTTTGGTGATGGCAACACAGATGATATAGTACTTGGAGCAGAAATTGCAAGCAATGTTATCCCAGATCAAAATCAAACCTATAGACTAGGTTCACCCACAAAACAATGGTCATATTTATATTCAAATTTTTTAAATGGTGAAGGGGTCACAACAGATAGTATAAGTGTTGGCACTACATTTCATGCGTTAAGACAAGGGAACATATTTTGGGTAGCACAAAACGGTGACGACACAAATGTTGGTGATCATCCTAATGGTCCTTTTAAAACACTAAAACATGCTCTCGACCAAGCAGACGCTAGCTCAAGCGGACCAGTAACTATACATGTAATGCCAGGAGGATATGAAGAAGAACTGCCTTTGGTTGTGCCTTCAAATGTTACTATTAAAGGCGAAGACATGCGTAATACAATTATACGTCCTTCAAGTGCAGATCAATCAAAAGATGTTTTCCATCTTAATGGTGAAAGCACTGTACAAAATATTACTATTAAAGATTTTTACTATGACAGTGGCAATGACACAGGTTATGCATTTAGATTTGCTCCTAACACAGTTGTAAGCACACGCTCTCCTTACATACAAAATGTTACAGTAATCACACAAGGTTCAGCTACATCGGCAAGTGACCCAAGAGGCTTTGCGGCAGGTGATGCTGGTAAAGGTGCACTAATAGATGGAGCAAGTGTGTTAAGTGCTAGTAATGAAGCAAGTATGCTTTTCCATAGTGCAACATTTATTACACCAGGTGTAGATGCTATTACAATGACAAATGGTGTTAGAGTAGAATGGCTTAACTCATTTACATATTTTGCTAACAAAGGACTGTATGCAGTTAATGGTACTACAGGACATCTAAGCTCAGACGGTTCAACTGTAAAGTATGGCGCAGAATTGCGTTCAATTGGTAGTGCAAACGTGTATGGAAATTATGGTGCGTATGCAGACGGTTCAGACACACTAATGTATCTAATACAGCATAACTTTGCCTATATAGGTGTTGGCAAGTTTGTTGATAATGATCCTTCAAGAGTCATACAATCACAAGAAGTAACAGAACTTAATACAGGAAAAATTTATTTTCAAACAGTAGATCATTTAGGTAATTTTAGGGTAGGAGATAACTTTTTAGTAAATCAAGAATCTGGAGAGACAAGTTTAGTTTTAACTGAAGCAGACATAGATTCGTTTGGCGGCATGACGGTAACTACAAACGGTAGCATTACTGTTATTGATGGTACAAAAGTAGAAACAGGAAATATCCGTTTTAGAGATAATACTATCCGTAGTTTAAACGGAAATATAGAAATAGATAGTGCAAGTAGTACTATTAATTTGACTTCTAGCACGAATATTTCAAAAAATGTAGGAATTACAGGTGATTTAAGTTTTGGAGGAACACTTAACACACTTGGAGATCAAACTACAGATACTATAGATTTTAACGTTGACTTTGATCAAGATCTTGTGCCAAACACAACACTTGTTCATAGTTTAGGTACTTCTACTAAAATATGGAGCAACTTATATGGTAGTGAAGCAAACTTTGACACTGTGAAAATTTTTGATAATGTTATTACAACAAACGATTCAAATGCTAATCTTGAATTACGTGCAAGTGGTACAGGTAAAATTTATTTCCAAGATGAAAATTTAAACATCACAAATAATTTACAAGTAACGGGCCTAACTACTCTTAAAAATTTATCAACAAATGATTTGGTCACAGCAGGACCTATTGCAATCAACAGCAATTTTTCAACTACAAATTTAACTATATCTCAAAATTTAGATGTGACAGGTTCAGCACAATTTGAAGAAATCTTAATCGATGATAACTTCATTA